GTTGCACCAATTCGGAATAGCAGAAACTGAATGTTCGCGCCATCCTTGATGTGCCGCATCGACGGGAAGCTGTGGACCAAATCCATCTTGGAATAGAGGCCAGTCGCTGGTAGTGGCAAGCACCACAGCGGTTTGCATAGCCCAATGATGGCCGTGCCGGATGCGTGTGCAGTTCCCGCCCACACCAGAGAAACAATGTCGCTCACACCTGTGTCATTCGCTGCCAGTGGCAGAAATGGGTTGTATTTGTTGGCCGCTGCGCCGGTATTGAGCAACTGCCCAACGCCCATTGATGCCGTTGATGTGAATGTGGTTGTCGCTCCAGCGCCGCCACCCGTATCCAGGTAGTTGACGATGCACGTCGGGGCGTTGGCACCCATTGCCGTATCCGCTGCTACAAACAACCGAAGCCCTGCACCATTTGCGTAGCGATCACCTTTAGATGCCGTAGCACCAATCGCGGTCATGGTCACTGTCTTGGTGCCCGTTGTGGATACGTTGGTGCCTGACAGAGGGACAAATCCAACCAAGTCAATCGCCATGATGTACCAAGGCGCACCCGCAGCAGCCACAGCGCAAGCACCAGCAGTTAGAAAGTGCTTTGTTGCAGGTGATACATCGCCTCCGGTGTAAATCGTGCCCTCAGACCATGTGTCATCGGTTGGGACATACGTCAGGTCAGCCCCTGTAAAAGTCGCAGCCGGAGGGTAACCCGCATGTCCCGCGAGTAACGTCCACGCACCCGCAGTACCAGCACTAGAAAGCGTCTTGGTCATAGTGACCACATCGCCCTGTCCGTTGGTCGTCAAATCCTGAATTAGTTGGTCTTGCGAATTCCACCCCATACATCACCCCCAGACAGTTTCTATAACGCCGACAAGCTGCGACGAAGCCAGAGAGCCTTGCGTGCCCTCTGCAAAAATATTCAGCACGGCACCATCCTTGATTCGTGGAGCGCCTGCTGAATGAATGAGCGACAAGAATTCGTCAGCAGCCCCATAGGCAACGCCTGTAGTAGTGCGGCACTCTTGGGTGACGTAACCATTGAACAGCGGCTTGACAATCACCAGCGCCATCAGCCCACCACCAGCACCTGTGAAAGTCACAGACTGAATGGACTGCACGCCAGAATCGCCCAGCGCCAAAGGCAGGTATGGGTTGTAGCTAGCACCCGACCCATTGGCACTGACCACCTGCCCACCACCAGCCACGATGAACGTACTGGTCGCTTGGCTAATCTTCCCGGCCACACCGTCTTGATTGGTGTACGTGAAGGTGAACGTACCAATGGCCGATGCAGCAGACTGTGCTACCGCAATCACCTTGCCTGATGTGTACCTTGGCAGACTTGGGACCAGCGGGTCATCTGCGTTGTTCGTCATTAGCTGCTCTTCGCCAATCGCATCCGTATCAATGAACGGGTAGTACAGCAAGTAATCACACAGAACCAATCGCTGCCTCGCGTTCACCGCTGTGGCAGTATTGGCAGTCATCACATTTAGACTCTTGAGATGCTGCGTTGCTGGCGAAACACTGGGCACTTTGAAGCCCTTGTCGGCCTCTACCAATGCCGCCACACTGGGGGCGCTTGCGTAGAAATTAGCCGGTGGGCTACCCGCAAAGTACGAGTAGTCAATCCATGCGTTTGTCGTAGTCGCAGCAGATGCAACCGTCTTTCTGAACGAGGTTAGCCAGCACTGGCCTATCAGGTCAGCGTTGGCGTACTCTCCAACATTGGCGAAACCGCTCATGCAGTCAGCCCACCCTTGCCGCTAATGTTGGCAAACAAGTTCAAAGGCTTACCCGGCTCCGCTACACGCACCTTCCCGTTAGCCACGTCAAGAGCTTGCGAAATTGCCATGAGAGCCTCATAGACATTGGCACACCGTTCATCGTCCCGTCCCCCGTCAGAATCACCTTGCGCGGGGCATTGATCGTCGTTGTGTGGTTGCATGATCGTTTCACTTCGCCTTGTTTGTTGACCGTTACTTTGGAGCCGCATGTAGAACAGTTGTACAAATGCGGGTACTTTTCGAGCCATTTCATGTCTCGGTGATCGTCAAAGCCGACGCCAGGAATTGCGGGGTAATCGAAGCAGCCGCCCCAATGGTGATCGGGCTGTTGAGAGCGCCGTAATGCCACACCGGGGTAGCACCCGACACGGTTGTCCCGGTTGAGACTGTGTGCAGAGTTGCCCCGGTTGCCCCGGACTGTGGGAATTGCAGCAGCGCGACGTTATTTGTCGAGCCACCTGAGCCAGCAGCCCATCCGGTAGAACGTGCGACTGCTTGCCGCGCATAGTTGGTATAAGCAACTTCGCTCTCCGCTTGCGAGTTCGTCGCAGCAGTCAGAAGCGCGGTGTGCAACCCAACATATACATTGGTCAACGGAGTTGATGCAGCGTTGTCTGCCACCGTGGCCCACGCTGTCGCGCTGTACATTAGATTGAGAATTCGATTGCAAGCGTCGGTTGATTTAGGCATGTCGTTCTCCTTAAATTCCAGCCTGTAGCACGATGACCGCAGAGCTACCTGCGCCAGCGGTCTGATTAATCCGCACCCCTGTAACAGGCCACGTAATTGTGCAGTCCTTTGTGGTGGTTTGCCCAGCAGCCAGCGTGGGATGGTTGAACCACGTTGCCCCAACTTGCGTAAACGCAGGATCAAAGATGTCGTTCAGCGTGTATTCGACGTTGTAAGTACACGCGCCGGTCACTTTGACAGCAACTGTCAGATTTACTGGAGTGACGTTGTTGTTGATTGCGGCCACGCTTGAGGTCGAAACCCCAGAAGTTGATAGGCTCATAGATTTCATGGCTGGGTTCCTTTCACGATTGATTCAACTCCAACATTGTTGCCGAATTCGTCTTTGATATACTTGGCAATCCGGGGTGCTGTATTGGTTGCGTGGAGCATTGATAGCCCTTGCCCCAAGTGATTCACCAGAATGTCGTTCATGTTGTTCTTCATGTCCTGCATTGCAGGCTGGATTATAGACGCAATGTCTATCTGTGGGGGTGGTGCTGACAGGCTTTGTTGAATTGTCGCCTGCAGAATTGCAAATTGAGCCGCATTGTCGGCCTTGGCTTGCTCATGCTGTGCTTGATAGCGTGCAGCGTCTGCTTCGCGCATAGCCATCTGATCCGCATTAAACTGGGCAAGCTGTTTCTGAGTCTCAAGCGCTTGGGTCTCAATCGTCGTCGCCATGACCGTTGCGCGGTCGTTGCTTTCCTGCTTGTATTGCTCAAGCCAGTGCTTAAATTGCAACTCTTGGGAGTCTTTGGCTTGTTGGGCTGCACGATCCTTATCAGCCTCAGCAGCTTGGAACTGGAGTTCTTGCATCTTGAACTGCAGCGCCTGAGCCTCGGACTTGGCTTTTGCCTCAGCTTGCATCACTGCCAGCTCTTTTTGGCTTGCGAGTTGTGCTTGCACCGCTGGGTCTACCGGAGGCTTGGGCGCGAATTGCTGCGCAAGCTTTTGTGCCTGTTCCATTTGTGGCATGATGACAGGCGCTAACAACTGTGCCATGATCTGGTCAGCAAACGCTGCGCCCTTTGCCTCTGCCATTTCACGAGGCATAGGGCCGCCCACAGCGGGAGCCACAGCCTCCAGGGCATCTGCAGCACCTTTAGTGTGTTTTTTGTAGAATGCCATCAAGTGGTCTTTGATGTGAGGCATCATCGCTGGGTACGCCTGCGATCCAATCATTGGATTGGCCCCGTACATCGGACTAGTCAGAAAGTGCAGGTGCGTTTCCAAGTGCGCAACGTCATCCTGCTCGCCGTAGACCTTGAGCGGTGCTGGGTCTGGCGAGCACACCATGTAGTTCTCGTCTAGCGCCCCTAAACGGGTCGGATCTTTGGGCAACTTTGCCAGGTCCTCAGGCGACGCTATTTGTAGCAGCTTAAGCGAGCGTTGCAGTAGCCTATCCGCTTTAAAGTACTGTGCAAAGGCCGGGTTGGCCGAGAGCTGCATTACCGCCTGCAACTGCGCGTAGCGCTGGGCTTCGCTGAAGATGTTGGGGTCGCTGACAGGAATGATGTCTAGAGGACCCTGAAAGTCCTCGCGACTCACAACTAGTGAACCCAGCTCCTCCACGGTCGCCTCGTCCGTCATGTTCTCTGCGTCCAAGCGGTGCAGAATCTCCAGCTCTTTCTTGAGCGATGCATGACAGCGGGCGTGAATGGCAGAGAAATTGACCGAGCCATGCTCTATCAGCGCCAGCGCCGTGCCCACGGGCATATTAGCGTTGCCTTGACTGATAGCCTCGCTCGCGGTGCTGATGACGCCTTCTG